TAAATATAAGGAGGAATAAAAAAATGAACGAGAAGTACCAATTATTTTATAATATATTTAAACAAGATATTGAGAGAGGTTTATACGATAAATCACTTGTAGCCTTTATAATGCAAATGGGTAGAATATCAGCCTATTTAGAGTTATCAGACTTTACAGAGGTAGAGCGAGACAATGAAGAAAACAAACTACGTGAACTATCTAATTCTTGGGAAAAAAGGTACTATTCAAAGGAGGAAAAATAAATGATTCAATACAGATTGCACAATATCACCGATTTTGGTGTAGAAATCCACGACTTTCACACTGAAAATTCACTGAACAACTACATAGCTTTATTTGTAGACCCTCCGTATTGGGTAGAAAATTTGTATACTAATAAAAACATTTATGTGGGTTTTGATGGACAGAGCTACGCCAATCCGTCAGATGGAATTAAAGACTATATAGAGACAGTTAGTCCTAACAAACCAGATACTAATAATGTTTCACGTGAAACATCGCACGAATCGGAAATAGACTGGATAAAAAGGCATACACCTGTAGAAGAAGAAAAAGAACCATACACTAAACTAGAAAAGATATCCTCTTTCTTAGGTATATTATCAGTCATTATTATGGCAACATTTTTACTATATCTTTTTTTATCTTCTGTATCATTCATAGCGGAGCACTTTTCAGAGTTCACATGGAAAATATTTAATATTTTATAAGGAGGAAAAAAACCATGGCAAAATTAACAAATAAATCATTGCGCTACAAAGTAATGTTCACAAAAGGCGGTACAGGCGGCTACACCGCTCGCGTCATGATACCAAAAGAAGCTATCCGCGATTTAGACATACATCCAGGGGACAGTATTGAATACACGCGTGTCCCTCACGGCTTACTATTAAGAAAAGTACAAAAGGAGGGAGATTAAAAGATGGCAAATAAGCGTAGAAAAAAGAAACAAACAAAAGCCGAGATTATTCAAAAAGAATATTCCCATGAATACACTAAATATCTAGCACGTGTTAGAAATCAGCAAAAACAAGGTGTACAAGTACAGAGAATTAAGCGAGTAAAAAATCCAACGCAAGCTTCTATTGATAGAATTAAAAAGCAGATTGCAAAAGAAATACGAAAAAATGCAACGGTTGTTGATATGCTTACTGGCGAGGCTATAACTTCTAAAGAATATGGACGTAAACACGCTCTTGAAAGAAACAGAGTTTTTATAAAATTAACCCCGCAAGAACAGGAATATGCTAGAATACAAGGTTATACTACAGTTGAAGAATTGAAAAAGTTACAAAGGACAGGTATAATAGTTATTGAAGCAACACCTGTATTAGACTATGAAGCTATTATTGATTCATGGTATGATTCATTAGAAAGTTTTGCACCAAAAACTGCTAGTTACCTTAGAGAAAAAACGGACGCTTTACTGGCTAATACGTCGGATAAAGAAAGAGCGTTATTTGCTTATACATACGCAAAAGAACCCGAAGCATTTCCAACCGAACCTTATATGGATAAAGCCACGGTTGACGCTGTTTTTTGGAATATTTTGCGTAGAATGGGCGTATTAAGCACAACAGAAGATTTTCAAGAATTTTTACAAGAACAGGATATTGTTATTGAAAAAGAATAAAAGAGGTGAATATAATGCCACGGAAAAAGAATATCACTTTTTGGGCTTGTGACTTTGAAACAACTGTGTGGGGTAAAAAAGTAGAGCAAGAAAAAGGTAAAAAGCAAGATAGTACAGAAGTATGGAGTGGTGCTGATGTGGCTTTATATGATGAAACCGAAACAGTAACAATTACTCATTCGATAAGAGATTTTTTAAATAGATTTTTAACAATGAAAGGAAATAATATATTATACTTTCATAACCTTGCATTTGACGGCTCTTTTATCGTTGACTTTCTACTTCGCGATGGTTGGAAATGGGTACACTGTAAAGATAAAGACATGAGGTCAAAAGATTTCCAAACCTGTATTTCTGATATGGGTTCATGGTATTGGATTAAACTCAAATGGAATAAGACTTTTTTAGAAATTCGAAATTCTTTAAAACTTATGCCATCGTCCTTGAAAAACATCGGGAAATCGTTTGGAACAAAACATCAAAAATTAGACATGGAATACGAGGGCGAAAGATATGCTTATTGTGATATTTCAGAAAGTGAGAAAAAATATATTGAGAACGATGTATTAGTGTTAAAAGAAGCATTAGAAATGATGTTTAACGAAAAGCACGATAAATTAACGATAGGCTCGTGTTGTCTATCTGAATTTAAAGGGTTTTATGATGGTAAACAATATGATAAGTTGTTCCCAGATATTAGAGAAGATTATCTTGACGAATCTATAACAGGCGTATGGAATCAGTGGGACTATGTTCATAAATCATATCACGGTGGCTGGTGCTATGTAAACCCCCAATACGCTCACATGGTAGTGGGTGAGGGTTTGGTATATGACGTAAACTCTCTGTATCCGTCCATGATGCATAGTATAAGTGGCAACAAATACCCGTTTGGACACGGGGAATACCACAGGGGAGCGCCACCCGATGAACTTATAAGCTCTACTAATAAATATTTTTTTATCCGATTCAATTGTCGTTTTCAACTTAAAAAAGGAGCGTTCCCATGGCTACATATTAGACAGAGTGCATTATATAAATCGAATGAAAATCTATATAGCTCGAACGTCAGATATAAGGGTGAATATTATCGGTATTATCGTGATATTGATGGTCAGATGCATGATACTAATGTCACTCTGACTATGACTTGCACTGACTGGAGGTTATTCCAAGAAACATACGATATTTACGACTTGGTTATCTATGATTATATATGGTTTTACGCTAGAGAGGGGTTTTTTGATGAATATATAGATAAATACGGTGAAGAAAAGAGAACCTCAAAAGGGTTTAAAAGGCAAAAAGCGAAACTCTTTTTGAATAATCTCTACGGGAAATTTGCCATGTCAGATAATTCCTCGTATAAAGAGCCTTATCTTGACGATGATGGTATTATTAGATTTATTCTGCATGAAGAGCATGAAAAGAAAGTAGGCTATATTCCCATAGGCAGTGCTATTACATCATATGCTATGAATTTTACTATTCGTCATGCTATGGCAAATTATGACCGTTTTTGTTATGCTGATACAGATTCGATTCACTTGATTGGGCTTGACAAAGCTAACAAGGTAGTAGAACATCCGACAAATTTTTGTTGTTGGAAATGCGAGAGTACATTTGATTTTGCGTATTATGAACGACAGAAAACTTATGCAGAACATATAGTGGAAGAGAATCACGAGCCTTGCGAGCCTTACCTTGATATTAAAGCTTGTGGGATGAGTAGCCAAGCTAAACGCAAATTTATTGAAGAAGAAAAGGATATCTCTGAGTTATCTACAGGTCTTAGTATGGATAGTTGTAACTTAAAAGCAGAGCGAGTAAAGGGAGGTATTGTATTAAGAAATAAAGACTTTAATATTCACGCTCAAAAAGATAAAAAAATTATAATATAACACTTGACTATATCTAGTTGTTATGTTATTATAATAATGTAATAAATAAAACATGTTACATTGCAATTCACACTCACAGAATACAGAAAAAAGGAGGAAAACAAGATGTTTACAAGGACATTAGTCACAGCGGAGGTTTCTGTAGAAAGAATCTACAAGGACAAAGAGACAGGAGAAATCAAGAAAGATTGCTTTGACGAGAAATTACCAAACTGTAAGACAAGGGATAAAGCGGAAATCTTGATTGAAAAGCAGTACAAAGGAGACATACTTTCCATATTAGACATTAAGTTTAAACAGGAAAAACGCATAATGACAGAAGAGCAGTTCTTGCTTAATTCAGAGGTCAAGAGTGAAAAAATTGTTACCGAAGCAGAGTTGCAGGAAATGAAAAAGGAAGATTAACAGGAAAACAGGAGGTAAAGAAATATGGTAGAAATCAAAGAAATGAGCAGAGAGTTTACAAAGGTCGAGAAGTATCTTATGACCACAGCCCCAGATATTGAGCCATTAAAAAATATCACTGACGGTGAGTCTATTTCAGTCGATGGATTTATTATCTTTAATGACATCAAAGATAACGGAGATATACAGGAGATTGTAAGTATTATCACACCCGATAAGAAAGTGTACTCTGGGCAGTCTGCAACCTTTAGACAGTCTTTGAAAGATATTGAAAGTGTTATGGACGGCGAAAAATTCTCTATCGTTAAAATTAGCGGAAAGACAAAAGCAGGACGCGATTATATTAATTGCACCTTAGATGTATCAAATTTATAATATGACGTCACGAGAATACCATTTTAATTCTCTTCTTCTAAAGAGGTGGCTATATGCCACCTCTTTTATAAAATAAATATTTCACGTGAAACATGAATGGAGGTGCTAAAATGATTGATGACGGTTATTATCATTGTGAGCGATTATTAACTATGAAAGATAAATACGGGAATACACCTGATATTTTTATTGTGGACGGCAACAGAACAGCAGGAAAAAGCTATTCTATTAAATGTCGGCAGGTTTCGGATTTTTTAAAAGATAAATACCGGCCTGAGAATCAATTTATCTATTTATACAGAAATGTTGTTGATATGAAGAATTGTGCGGACACCTATTTTGGGGATATTGCGGAAAAATTTGACGGTTATGTCATGACAGAAAAAAGTTTGATGCGTGGCGCGTTGGTGCAGTTATTTATCAATGAAGAGCCATGCGGTTATTGTTTAGCTTTGTCGGTTGCGAGAAAGTATAAAAAAATGCGTGGGTTATTCGTCAATATCCGTTCTATATTTTTTGACGAATATCAAGACGAAGATAATATATATTTACCTAATGAAGTAAATAAACTGCTATCGTTACTTACAACTATCAGTTCGGGGCATGGTAAACAGCACAGGAGAGTAATGCTATATATGGCATCCAATACGGTTTCATTGCTAAATCCTTATTATAGCGTATTTGGAATCAATAAAATGTTAAAGAGAGATACCAAATTTTTACGGGGTGATGGTTGGGTATTTGAGCGAACATATAATGAAAGCGCATCAACAGCGTATAAGGAAAGTGCTATTGCGCGAGCTTTTCGAGGTGCTGACTATAACGAATACGCGAGCGAAAATAAATATCTAAATGACAATGAATGTCTGATTGGGAAACCATCAGGGCAGTCACGTTATATTTGTACAATTAAGTACAATGATAATCTGTATAATGTCAGAAAATATGATGTATGTCTATATGTATCAACAGGGGCAGATGATAGTTTTCCGACACGGATTTGTTTCACAAAAACTGATGTGATAGATAATACAGCTATTCGTGTCAACTCGACCCATTATATCGTTACGATGTTACGGGAATATTTTAACAGAGGCTTACTATTATTTGAAAATTTGGAGTGTAAGAACATGATATTTGATGTCATATCTTTTTAATGTTTCACGTGAAACATTGACATTTTAAATAATCTGTGTTATTATAATATTGTACCCAAAATAATACGAACATTGTAGTTGATATACACGCACGTAGACAAGTAGTCTGATATCAATTTTTGGCTTTGCGTTCCCTTTGATTCGATTATTTTGTAACGTACACAAAATGTTTCACGTGAACAATGTTTCACGTGAAACATTTTTATTTACAAATATTGTTATTTGTGTTATGATAGAAAAAAGGAGGTGATATCATGGCAAATGAAGTTATCACATTAATTAATAGTTTAGGGCTTCCGACCGTGGTTGCATGCGCGTCCATGTGGTATGTAAAGTACAGAGAGGACAAAAATGACCAAAAAATTGAAAGAATGACGGAAGAACACAAGGAAGAAATGACAGATATTACGAACGCACTGAACAATAACACATTAGCGTTACAACGTATCTGTGACATTTTTGATAGTAAGGAGGATATCAAACATGAGTAAAAAAGCGGTTGACATTTCCTATCATAATGGGATTATTGATTTTGAACGATTAAAAAACGCTGTCGATTATGTGATTATTCGATGTGGATATGGACAGGATATGACATCACAAGACGATAAACAGTGGGCAAGAAATGTCAGTGAGTGCGAACGGTTGGGCATTCCATACGGAGTATATTTTTATTCCTATGCAAAGACCACGGCTAGAATAGAGGGGGAAATTAATCACTGCCTTAGATTGTTACAAGGTCACACGCCTAATCTACCTGTATTTTTTGACAGTGAAGAAAAAGGAACACAGGGTGTTGCAAAGCACAACGCAAAGCGTTTTTGTGATGCAATGTTAATGCATGGATATAAAGCAGGAATTTACGCTAGTAAATCATGGTTCGAGAATTACATTGGCGAGACATGGGGGTATGATTTGTGGATAGCTAGATACTCGAATGTGTTGGGCGTAGACAATGTTGACATTTGGCAGTATTCCAGTAACGGGTCTGTTGATGGCATCAACGGAAGATGTGACGTGAACCATGTTTACAAAGACTATGGAGCTTCAAATTCTGCTCCACCTACACCACAGCACCCTACTAGCTCCGTAAGACCAAGAAATGAATTAATTGCTTTAGGACAACAGCACGCGATTAATTTTACACAGCATCAAATTGCAGTTGATGGAATCGTGGGGAGAGACACAAAAAGAATGGCAGTCCGTGTAGTACAAAGGGCAATGAATGCAGATTACGGGGACACTATTGCAGAGGACGGGATTGTCGGTAAAAAGACAAGAGCAAAAGCAGGTAGACATTATGTAAAGCGAGGAGAAACACAGTTTCTTGTGACAGCACTTGAAATATTATGTTTATTGCAAGGAAAAGACCCGAACGGGGTAGAGTGCCCTGGGACATTTGGAGGTGGACTGGCACGCGCTTGTGGGCGTGAATTCGTTTACGCAAAAGATATGTTGCATATGGTTTAATTTTATTCACGTGGAACAAAATGTTTCACGTGAAACATTTTAAGGGGGGTAGCAAATGCCAAATATTAATGTAGCCTATCAGTGGGCGGTCAATGCTTGCAATGCCCCTAATATAGGCTATTCTCAGCAATATCGTAGAGGACAGACAGTGAACGGTATTACATATTATGACTGTAGTTCTTTTATTTCAAAAGCACTCACAGAAGCAGGGTTCTTTTCAGTTAATCCGTGGTTCACCACAAGAACAGAAGAGGGTTACTTATTACAAGCAGGATTCAAAGAAATCAACATTAATGAAGCGTGGCGAGCCGCGGACGTGGTTTGGCGTAGCGGTCACACAGAGATGGTATATCAGGGGGCAGGTGCAGGAAATGGCGGTATTACCATGGGAGCGCACAGTGGACGTTACCCATTACCCGAACAGGTCAGCATTAATACATATGTTTCCAAACCGTCCGCGTGGTCAAAGATATATCGTTATGGTGATAGTGCAGGAATGCCCCTTGAATGGATTCATGGAAACCGCTATCTTACAGAAGATGAAATGAAGAACAATGCTTATGTGTTCTATAGCACGATGTTTTTCAAAGATTTCAATCTAAATGCTATAGCAGGTATGTTAGGTAATATGGAAATAGAATCCAATATCAACCCTGAATTATGGCAATCGTTAAAAGAGGGGAACTATGAGGGGGGTTATGGTCTTGTCCAGTGGACACCAGCAACAGTTTATACAGATTGGGCGAACGCTCACGGGTATGATATTACAGACGGTTACTACCAATGTGTTTGGCTTGATGAAGAAACAGTACGTAGCGGACAGTGGATTGAGACAGCGAAATATCCGATATCATGGGAAGAGTTTCGAAAGTCCACAAAAGAACCAGATTATCTCGCGTCAGTATTTCTAAAAAATTTTGAACGTGCAGGGGTTGAAAAAGAAGACGACAGAAAAAAGAATGCATTAAAATGGTATGCGTATTTGCAGGCATTATCGCCATATCCAGTACACCCACACGGAAAAAAGAAAAAAATGCCTCTTTACTTTTTCTTGCCTTGGTGATATAATTAAAACTGTAAAAGGGTAATAAGTAAAAAGGAGGATATTCATATGGATTTTAATGAAGCTTTAAACGAATTAATTGACGCGGTCGCTGACGTGGAAGAACATGGAGACGCGATTGAAGTTCTACAGGCATTCGTCGAAGATAGAAGCGGTGAAGCCGACAGCGAATGGAAAGATAAATATATCAAACTCGAAGCTGAGTACAAAAAACGCTTTAAAGACCGCATGAAAGAGTCAGCTACTAACACAGACAGAGAAGAAAAGAAAGATGAAAAAGAAGAAAAAATCACCGTTGAAGATTTAGACTTTGACGGTAAGACAGAGTAAGGGGGTCTAAATAATGGCAGAAGCAACCAACGCGAATATTTTAAAAGCAGTTACACAGGAACTTTCTTTTGAAGTTCAGAACCATTTACCAACAGAAGTATCAGACAATTTACAGGCAGTGTATGACAACATTTTAAATTATGCACCTGTCAGAAATGAAATTGTACCGTCATTGATTAACCGTATCGGTATGCAGACGGTAGATAGTATCGCGTGGAGAAACCCGTTAGCACGATTCAAGAAAGAGCCGATGCGCTACGGTGAAACACACGAGGAAACATACGTGAATATGTGTAAAGGACGTGTCTATGATTCACAGGCAGATTTTAAATATGCTTTTCAGCAATACCAGTCCTATATTATGAGCGTATTTCATAATGTAAATCTTGAAATCCAGTACCCTGTCACAGTGACTTATGACAACTTGAGAAAAGCATTCACAAGCGAGTATGGAATCCGCGACATGATTATGGCAAAAATGGAGAGCGCTATCACAGGAGCGAACTGGGACGAATACCTTGCTATGCGTGATTTGATTAATGTCGGGTATGAAAAAGAGGTGCTTCCGGCAGTGACTGTTGACGCGATTGTAGATGAAGCATCAGCGAAAAAGTTATTGATTGAGGTCAAAAGAGCAGTTGGAGAGTTTGGCTTCCCATTGCCGGAAAACAATCCAGCCGGAGCAACTTCTCATGCAATGCCGTCAAATCTAATTTGGATAACAACACCGGAAGTCAATGCACAGATTAGTGTTGACGCTTTAGCGTATGCGTTCCATATGGATAAGGCAGACGTAGCAGTTCAGACAGTGATTGTAGATAAATTCGCGAATAGTGCAATACAGGGTGTTCTTTGTGACGTGCGATTCTTCAACGTGCGCGACCAGTTCAAAGAAATGACTGACCAGAGATTGGCAAATGTGTTATCATGGAATTATTTCTATACACAGGTGGAAATGGTGAGCGCGAGCCCGTTCTACCCGATTCGTGTATTTACAACGGATGCTGTCGTTGAAAAACCAACTTTAGGCGTCAAGGCAGGAACTTACACAGCAGGGCAGACACAGGAAGTAGAAGTAACTGTGACAGGTGGTGCAGGTACATATCATCAGAATTTGGTGACTCTTGAAGTTGACAGCGGTGCAACCTCAGCAAAGACTTACGTTATCCCGGGGACACATTTACTTCACACAGGAGCGGACGAGACGGGAACGATTGTCTTAAAAGCAATTTACAGACCAGACGAGACTATAACAAAAACTGCAAATTACACAAAAGCGTCATAATTGACAAGGGGGTTATTTATCTATGATAAATTTACCAGTACAAGGAGGGGTCGCACCACGCGACCCTGAAACAAAATTAAGATTGTATAGTGGTGTACCATGGTCTGACGAATACGAGCATGTCAGACTATACAACTCAAAAGCAGACTTGCTAGAACACCTTGAAAAATGGAGAGTCAACTTTAAAGGGGTTGATTTATCGCATTTAGCACCTATTCGCGTCGGTAATTTAGACGTGAAAATACCGTACACAGAAATGGAGTGTTTAGAGTTAAATTATTTAGCATTTCAAAACACAGGTCTTTCAAGTGAATGGGTTTTTTGCTTTATTGACTCTATCGAATGGCTATCAGAAAAAACAACTAGAATCAACTTTTCTTTAGATGTTTTTCAGAATAATTTCTATAATGCAAATATCAAACCTTGTTTTGTTGAATATCATCATATTCCTAGGAGTGCAGATGCTATCGGAGCAAATTTAATTCCTGTGAATTTAGAGACAGGCGAAACTATCGTTTCACGACATAAAAAATTGGATTTAACACCGACAGATTGTTGCGCTTTTGTCACAAGAGGAACAGCAGAACAAAGTTGGTTCGAGGGACGGGTGGAAAATGGCGTATATTGTTGGGGAAGTATTGGGCACTATGATGTAACTACAGAAGATGGTCTGAAAGGAATCAACACATTATTGGAAGATTACAACAACCAAGGCGCGCAAGATGCAGTAATAGGGTTGTTCATGTCCCCTAAATTATGCACGCTTGCATTAGGCGGAAAAGAGATAAAACCTAAAATTACAATCATGCAAATTTCTGACAATGCTTTTGAGGGTTATAAACCGAAAAACAAAAAGTTGTATTCTTATCCGTGGTTATTCTGTCTAGCTGACAACAATCAGGGAAATACACATATTTATAGATACGAGTACAGCTATAACCGCGATAACTCTATTGAGTTCGACAGCTACGGAACAATCGCAACACTTCCACAAGTTCTAACAGCTCCTAAAAATTATAAAACAAGAGAAGCTTTAGAACACGGTTTGATGAATGAAGCTCTTATTAACTCTTCATTTCCGATGTGTTCCTTTTCCTCTGACACTTATCGGGCATGGTTAGCACAGAACAAAAGCTCTATAGCCTTATCTCAAGTTCACACAGCTATCGACGCCACCATAGGAACAGGCACAGCGATAGCAGGATTAGCAGGAGGAAGCTTACAAGGAGGTCTTAACGGACTAGGTAAAACAACGAACGCTTTTTGGGACGCTCTTGGAATGTTAGCAAATCAAACAGACAGAGCGAGAAATGCAGGAGTGACGCATGGAAAAGCATTATCAGAAAACGTGTTGACAGGTATCAAAGAGTGTGGCGTTGATTTCTATGAAATGTCATGCAAAAGACAATTTGCAGAAATGGCAGACAGTTTTTTTGAACAGTTCGGTTATCCAATTAATAAAATCGCTACCCCTTATTTACACTCAAGAGTCTACTGGAATTACGTAAAGACATCTCATTGCGGATTTACTGGCGATATTGATTTAGACCAATTGAAAAAATTAAGAAATATATTTGACAATGGCGTGACTTTGTGGCATACTGACGATATAGGGAATTACGGTTTATTAAATAACTAAAGGAGGTGCATATAAGTGAAAAATCCGTTGCGAATTTTTGAACGAAATGTCAATAAAAAGAAAAGCAGTGATTTTGAAACAATCAAATCTATATTCTTTTATGACATTTTCGATATATTTGTAAATAGGTACAAATGGAATAATTTACCCGAAGAAATTTTGCCGATGTATATCGAGCAAACTCTCTTTTGGCATGGACTTGGCGTATTCATAAAAGATAATATTGCTGGTTATGCTTTTATGAAAGTTTCGTTGTCGGGATTACCCGATATCTACAATATTCCGCAAAATAGAATCGCTTATACAGCAAACGGATACATTGAAGAATATGGGAAAGAAAACAGCTGTATATTATGGAATAACTACTCAACTATGCCATATTACTATAAAGCTTTAATGTATGCAGATGCTATGGCGAACACTTGGAAAACAAAATGTATTAATATGTATGCACAGCGTACGCCCGTTGCACTTTCTTCCTCAGACAACGAAAAATTAAGCTTTGAAATAGTGGGCGAAGAATACGACAATTATTTACCTATTATAAAACTTTCAGATTCATTAAATTTAAAGGACATCAAAGCTTTAAACATGGGCGCGCCTTATATAGTGGATAAATGTGAACAGGAGTTGAGGGATTTATGGTCACAGGTACTAACATCTTTAGGATATGAAAGCAACCCTGTAGAGAAAGGTGAACGCCTTGTCACTGGTGAGACAGCTGGGAACAATGGACAGGTCGAAGCAAATCGAAATGTTGGTCTTACATTAAGAAGAAGATGCGCAAATGCTATCAATGAATTATGGAATCTTAATGTAACAGTAGACTTCAATAGTGAACTGCCTACTATGCTAAATGGTTATGTACCCGACAAGTATATGCAAAAAGGAAAAGAGGGTGACGAGATTGAGTAAATACACTACTACGGTTAAAGATATTTGTGAAAGTTTTATCCCTAGACAAGAACTATGGAGCATGGACTTATCAGTAGAGAGAACTATAGATAAAACACAAGACAAATTTTTTGACTTTGATTTCCCATTTTATTCTGAAGACAGAAAAGATTTATATACCTTTAAGACATACTTTTTACTTAGGTATTGGAATAATTATATAGGATTTGAAACTCTAGGAATGTGGAAAACTGCTTTTCTATCAAAAATGTATGAATTAACGCCGTATTACACAAAATTGTATAATGCAATTCAAAACGATAACCCTTTTACAAATGTAAATATAACAACCACAGAAGCAGAAACAGGAAACGAAAAAACAACGACTAAAGCAACAGATTCAGGAGACAGCGAGGTAAAAAACAATCAAAACTATGAAAATATTGACAGCGACAACCCACAAGTTACCGTAGCAACACAAGACTATGCGAGCGCTATGAGCAGAGGCGAAACTGTCAATAACACGACTACAAATGCAAAAAATGAACACACAGGAAACGATAACAAAGACAGTAAAAGAGACAGAGACACGAAAGAGATAGGATTAAGAGGAAAATCAACGAGTGAAGCAATCGAAGAATACCGAGAGCAAATACAGAATATCAATCGAGAACTTGTAGAAGCTTGTCGTGATTTATTCTTAAAAGTTTGGTAAAAGGAGGTGAAATACATGACAAATGAATTAAAGCCTTTAGTTCCTTTACTTTGCTGTGACGTTCCTAGCGTGTACAGTAATAAGCAAAGTTATTATGAATGCTTGTGTTATATCGGATATAAAGTCAATGAGTGTATAGACGCTATCAACGGATTTACTGACGCGTACAAACAGTACACTGACGAAAAAGTTTCAGAGTTGAAAACGTATATTGACGGACTTAACCGTGATATCTACAACCATATCACGGAAGTGGAAGCAAATATCCGTCATGATATGGACACTAGAGATAATGAGCTTGACGAAAAAATCAATAAAGTGCAGACAAATTTACTTGATAAAATCAGTACGTTAAACATTCTGATATATGATTTAAACGCTGAGACAAGAGCGCATATCGACACAGAAGTTAAAAAACTCTATGATTATATCAATGATTATGTACCAAATAATATGGAAGTGCTTAACCCTGTTAGGGGATATCGTACAAGTTTGAACCAAGCATTAGCTGATATGTATGATAATCTACGTTATTATGCTTTGACCTGTAACGAGTTTGATTCCTTGAATTTAAGTTGTAAAGAATTTGACGGGTTATCAATTAACTGTACAGAGTTTGACTTGTACGGCGCAAAAAGATTCAGAGTAGATAGCAACTTATATATGCATGACCCATTTACAGGTAAGTATATTTTTTACCAAGATGTAATTTACAAACTTGCGGAGTTGCATTTCAACAACCCAATTACTGCTAGTGAGTTTGACTCTTTATTATTGACGGTAACAGCATTCCAATCTAAAGCTTTAAGCGCTTACACATTTGACAGTAACGCAAAAACAGCGTTAAAATTATAAATTAAAGGAGGATTTTAAACTATGAGTTCAACAAACAAAACAAATTACTATAATTTAAGCCAGTATATCGGTACTGACAAGCCGACATATTTAGGGGATTACAATTCTGATATGTCCAAAATCGATGCAGGTATTCACGATGCAGATGATAAGGCAACGACAGCCTCACAGAATGCGGGAAGCGCAATTGCTAGAGTTGGCGAAGTGGAAAAAACTGTGCAGTCACACACAACCGCTATTACAACGTTACAGACAGATGTTACAGGTTTGAAAGAGAGTGTAAAAACAGCGCAAAACACAGCCACCTCGGCAGATGGAAAAGCAGACAACGCACAGCAGACAGCCAATAGCGCACTTTTGACTGCTAATAATGCCAGTGCTAAAGCCGATAATGTGAATAAAGATGTGACACTGTGGAGCGGTAGCGTTAAGAATCAGCCTGTGACACTTAACGATAGCTTGACTAATTACAGATTTTTGTATGTTGAAACAAATGCAGGCGTTTCACCTGTATTTGTTTATAGAAATGACAAGAAAAAATACGTTGGTGCTCAACAGGTTTTAAAAGACGGAGCAACAAATACCGTTACCACTATCACCATCATGATAGAAGTTACTGATGATACACACATTAAAGTTAGTGCTAATGCTATTGACCATGCGTTCAGTAGTACACATCCGTCACTTGACGCTATCTATACTTTGGGCGTTTACGGTATTCCAAGATAAAAGTAAATGTTTAATATTTAAACCCTCCGCAATAGGAGGGTTTAAGTATTAATCTATTAATTCTATCAAATTATTATAATCATTCCAATAATACAAATCGCCATTATACGTCACCAAAAAATCTTTATTTGATGTATTATCTCGCCCCTCTAATAAATAATATTTACATTCAACAATCTTATTATTAATAATAGCAACATGCGTACCATAACGTACAGCATTTTCTTTTAAATACTGAATAAAATCTTTCTTTGTTTTTTCTTTCATTAATTTCACTGTTTCCTTTTCAAAACTAAACCATCTAATTATATTTCGTTTTTTAAATCTCATTTTTATTCCTCCTTATAT